AGAGGGTCCAGTTGCACAGCCTGGTGATGAACAAGCACAGGCACAACAAGGACAAGTTCCGCCAGAAGATAATAGTATGGAAAGAACACCTTCTGAATCTGAAACACCTGAGTTAGATGCTGAAGTTGAGAGGTCAGCGCTTAATATAAATAAGAAATAATAGGAGAAATATATGCCAAAATTTATAGACCAAATTGCAACTGGCGATGCTAGTGGTGCAAAGAGTACCATGTCTGATATGTTGTCTGCAAAAGCATTTGAGGCTTTGGACACTCGTAAACAAGAATTAGCTGCATCATTGTTTGGTGGTTCACCACAAGAAGTGCAAGAAGAAGAAGTTGAATTAAATTTAGAAGATTTTTCTTTGGAAGAATTAGAAGAGTTTACACTATCTGAAGAGTTTGAACAACTTGATGAGTTGTCTAAGGGTACTGTACGTTCTTATTTGAAGAAATCAAAAGAACAAGAAGGTGGTGGTCTTGGCCGTCAAGGTGCAACTACAAACAATGACATGAGTCCTATTGATGCCGGTGATAAAGCTTACGAAGGTAAGAAAAGGGCAATAGCAAAACTTGGCGGTTCTAATTCTGTTTTAGCATCTAAAGTACCTGCAAAATAAATGAAATCACTATTAGAGTTTAAGTCTATCGTTGAAGAAGAGAAGTCAGACTATTCAAAGTTTGATACTCTGGTTCGTGCTGGTCTGGCCAATAAGGCACAGATGCAACGTATTCACAAAATCTTAGATAAGATGGGTGAAGAGAAACCAACATTCAATAATGCCGATAGAATGATTATTCAAAACCTCTTTAATAAGATGGTAGATTTAATCTCTAATAATAAACAGATTAACACTCAAGCTCGGCGTGCAGTTAGAGAAGATGTTGAAGTAACTGATGAACCAGTTATGCTTCAAGAAGATAAAGATCCACCATTGGTGTTGATTATAAAGCGTAAAGCAATTCGTGTGTATCCAGATGGAACTAGAATTGCTTTATACTTTAATGAAAGATTAAAGAAGTATTTTTCTGTACCTTACCAATATGGTTCAGGCATGGATGCACCCATTCAGTCAGAAGAAGTTGAACTAGAAGAAGCTTCTCACGATCCTTGGAAAGACAAACATTTTGGTCCAACTAAAATAATTAAACAAAAATATCATGTTAAGACTGATACTAAGTCATATAATGTTAAAGCAGATAATGAAGACCATGCACACAAACTGGTAACTAAACATGCTCCTGGCTCTAAGATTGTTTCTATTGAGCACAAAGGTCGCATAATGGAAGAAACAATAGATGAATCGGTAATGGATACACTACATAAGATAGTGAATGATAAACAGGCAAAATCAGTTAAGTTTGCTTCTGGTCATACTCGTAAAGTTGACCATTTTACCGCATCTGCATTAACTCAAGTACATAATGCTTTGAATGATGATAACAAGAAAAAATTTGCTGACATGGTGCATAAGTCACCAGAACATTTTATGAAAGCTTCAGATTTTGCCTTTAAGCGTGCAAAATGACCTTTGTAGAACTTATAGCAAGAAACGAATTAGTAGAAGCTAAATCATTTATATTTGAGCGTCTTGAGCAAATGGTTGCTACAAGATTACAGGCAGAAAAAGTTTCTGTGGCTGATGATATATATGAGTGGGTTGAAGAAGAATTGGATGAAGCTAATGTAATGCGTATGGGCAGAATCACTAAGATTCGCCGAAGAATTAGACGAAATGCAAAAGGCAGAATTGTTGTTCAGAAGAATGTACGAAAATCTGCGATTAAAGGATATAGATTAAGTGGTAACCGAGTTGTTCGGATACCAACGATACAAAGATTACAGAAGTCAAGAAAACTAAAACGGTACTGGAAGACAAAGGGAAAAGCAAAATTGCGTAGAACATTAATGAAGCGCAAGATTTCACTTAGACGCCGTACATCTATGGGAATAAAGTAACATGGCATACGAAATTATAAACACTATAAAAGGCGGCTCAATTATTAGAGTTGTGGATGTTAGTTCAGCTAACCTTGCACTCACTCAATTTAGAGGCAATCCAACAACTGAAACTGTTAGTGCTATCTCTATACGAAAACTAAATTGGTCAACAAATGGTAGTATTGAGATTACTCGTGATAATGTTCAACTATTCAAGTTATCAGGTTCAGGAGAAATGCGTCTTGACGATTACGGTTATTCAGTTGCTAATACAGCAACAGGTAATCTTGCAGTTCAAATCTTTACAGGTGGATGTATTGTTATGGAAGTTTCAAAGACTGCTACATTTAATGTAGACCCATATACAGGACAAACAATATGAAACTAATTAGAGAAAATATTGAAGAAGTAAAATTCTTAACTGAAGCCACCGAGAATGGCAAAAAGAACTTGTATATTACAGGTCCTTTTCTTGTATATGATAAACCAAATAAAAATAATCGTATGTACACGAAAGACATTCTAAGCAATGAAGTCAAACGTTACAACGAAGAATATGTAAAGACTAATCGTGCTCTTGGAGAACTCGGTCATCCAGACACACCATCTATTAACCTTGAAAGAGTTTCTCATAAGATTGTTGAATTAACAGACAACGGAGAAGCATTTATTGGTAAAGCACTAATTCTTGATACACCATATGGCCAGATAGTCAAAAACTTTATGGACTCTGGTGTTAACCTCGGTGTATCTTCCCGTGGAATGGGTTCGTTGCAACCAACTAAGGAAGGTTATAACATCGTTCAAGATGATTTTCGTTTAGCTACTGCTGCTGACATTGTTGCAGACCCATCTGCACCAGGCGCATTTGTTAATGGTATCATGGAGAATAAAGAATGGTTGTTTGTAGAGGGTCGTTTTGTTGAAGTTGATTTTGACAATGCAAAAAGACAGATTAAACAAGCATCACGCAAAAATATTGAACAGGTTGCTCTCAATCTGTTTGAAAATTTCATCAGAAAACTTTAATTTTATAAATAAGAAATCATAAGGAGATTCCTAATGGCATCAAACAAACTATTTGAGGCAGCCGCAGACATTCTTGCAGGTAGCAAGAAATCGGCATCAGCTATGCCTCCAGAAAAATTACCAGCCGAAGTGCATGACGCTGGTGGACCGACACCGCAGAATTATAAAAATGACGATGATTCTGCAAAAATTAAGCCAGTTACTAAATCAGCAACGGCACCAACAACTAAGCCATCTGACGCTTCCGCTAAAATGGAAGAAGAGCAAGTTGAAGGTGAAGTAATTGCTGAAGACAAATTGGATTTGTCAAGCGACATCAACGCATTGTTTGCTGACGATGCCACAATATCTGAAGATTTTAAATCTAAAGTAACAACGATTTTTGAAGCTCGTGTTCAAGACCGTATTACTCAGATTGAAGAAGAAACAGAATCTCGTTACGCTGGTATGTTAGAAGAAGCAATTAATTCTATCAAAGCAGACTTAACAGAAAAAGTTGATGATTACCTCAACTATGTTATTGAACAATGGATGGACGAAAACCAAATTGCTATTGAATCTGGTTTGCGTTCCGAAATCACAGAAGATTTTATTTCAGGTTTACGCAACCTGTTTGCAGAACATTACATTGATGTTCCTGCCGAAAAAGTTGACCTCGTTGCTGAGTTAGCTACTAAAGTTGAAGAACTTGAGTCATCTCTCAATGAAGAAATCGAGCGTGGTATTCAGATTAAAAAATCTTTAAATGAATCACGCAAAATTGAAGTCATTCATGTTGTTTGCGAAGGTCTCACCGCAACTCAAGTTGAAAAAATCAAATCACTCGCAGAGAGTGTTGAATTCTCCACAGAGGACGAATACAAAAACAAACTTGAAACCATCCGTGAGAATTATTTCCCATCTGACACTAAACGTGCCGATGCAAATCAACTGCATGAAGAATTAGGCGATGTAGAAGACAAAAAGGTGTCAACTGACCCATTTGTCAATGCAGTCGCACAAGCAATTTCTAAAACAAAACTATAACAAATAGGAGATAGTATTATGTATTTGTCCGAAAATCTACAAAAGAAATGGGAAGGCGTTCTGGATCATCCAGATATGGCCCCAATTAAAGACCCATATCGCAAGGCTGTTACAGCCGTTATTCTTGAAAATCAAGCAGTTGAAATGCAAAAATCAGCTGGTATGTTGACAGAATCTGGTCCCCCAACAAACTTTGCTGGTACAGGCGGTTTTGGTGGTTCTTCTGCTGCAGGTGGTCCTGTTGCCGGTTTTGATCCAATCTTAATCAGTTTGGTTCGCCGTTCGTTGCCTAACCTTATCGCTTATGATGTGTGTGGTGTGCAACCAATGACTGGTCCTACAGGTTTGATTTTCGCAATGCGTACTCGCTATGCTAGTCAAGCTGGTACAGAAGCATTCTTCAACGAAGCCAACACACAACACGGTGGTGCTAACACTGCTTTGTCAGCTGCGATTGCTGCTCAATTGACTGCTCTTACTGTTGTTTCTGGTAATACAACAGAGACATTTACTAGCAACGCTCAGTCTGCTGTTGCAATGACAACCGGTTCTGCTGAAGCTTTGGGTGATGGTGCCGCTGGTAACACATTCCAAGAAATGGCATTCTCTATTGAGAAAGTTACTGTAACTGCTCGTACACGTGCTCTAAAGGCCGAGTATTCAATGGAACTTGCACAAGATTTGAAAGCAGTCCATGGTTTAGATGCAGAAACAGAATTGGCAAAAATTCTCTCTACAGATATTCTTGCTGAAATCAACCGTGAAGTTATTCGTACAATCTATGGTGTTGCTAAATTAGGCGCACAAGTTGGTACAACTACTCGTGGTACTTTTGACCTTGACACCGATTCTAACGGTCGTTGGATGGTTGAGAAGATTAAAGGTCTTGCTTTCCAAATTGAACGTGAAGCTAATACTATTGCTAAGACAACACGTCGTGGCAAAGGTAACATCATCATCGTTTCTTCAGATGTTGCATCTGCATTTGCGATGGCTGGTATCCTTGACTACAATTCTGCTTTGCAGTCACAAGTTAGTTTGACAGTTGACGATACAGGTAACACATTTGCTGGTACTATGTTTGGTCGCCTTAAAGTGTACATTGATCCATATGCACAAACATCTTCAACCAACGAATTCGCTGTTGTTGGTTACAAAGGTACTAATGCTTATGACGCAGGTATTTTCTACTGCCCATATGTACCACTACAAATGGTCCGTGCCGTTGATACTGGTACATTCCAACCAAAGATTGGTTTCAAGACTCGTTACGGTCTAGTTGCTAATCCATTTGCAGAAGGTACTAGCCAAGGTTTGGGCGCATTGACTGCTCAATCAAACAATTACTATCGTGGTTTTGCTATCAAAAACATCATGTAATTAAAACTCCGTAAAGAGAGTTCTTAAAGAGGCACTTCGGTGCCTCTTTTTTTTGGCTATATAAATACCACTATGAGCGCATTAAACAGAAACCCTAAAAATCCAAATTACTTACACCCTAATAAGTTTCAATTAAACTTTTCTAGGTTGCCTAACATACAGTATTTTTGTCAGACTGTAACTGTACCTGGTATTTCACTATCAGAGATTCCACAAAATACTCCTTTTGTAGACTTGTATAAACCGGGTGAGAAAGCAATTTATGATTTATTGAATGTTACTTTTTTGGTTGATGAAGCCTTAAAGTCTTGGTTAGAAGTTCATGATTGGATCCGTGGTATGACTTTTCCAACAAATTTTAAAGAGTATGAAAATTTAGGTCTACTAAGTAAAACTGCTGGTATACGCCAAGCAGCTGGTCTTGCACCACAATATTCTGATGCAACTCTAACATTACTTTCATCGGCAAATAATCCAATTTTTAGATTTAAATTTTTTGATGTATTCCCTACCAGCGTGTCTTCATTCCCAATGTCTACTACTGATAGTCCAGATACAACCATTACTGCCGATGCAACCTTCAGATATTCCTATTTTAATGTTGACAAAGTAACTTAACTGTGATATACTCCTTTTAGGAGGATTTGGTATGACTAAACTTGATGAATTATTAAATATGTGGGCTAAAGATTCTGTTATTGATAGAACAGAACCTGGCAAAGAACTAATCAATATACCCCAATTACATAGTAAGTATTTGAACATACTTTCACGGCATCGTTTGCTCGTAAAAGAAGCTGAGTTTAAATATAATAAAATGAAAAAAATAAAGTGGGAATATTATACAGGTAAACTAGATGATGAACAACTTGAACATTATGGTTGGAAACCATTTCCGTTTGTATTGAAATCCGAAATTACTACATACTTTGAGAGTGATGAAGATTTAAACAGATTGACGGCACAAAAAATGTTGCATGAGGAAATTGTTGATGTGTGCCAAAGTATACTTAAAGAATTGAATTCACGAACATTTCAATTGCGTGACTTTATAGCATGGGAAAGATTCATCCAAGGTGTTTGATATTAGGCTAGAGAAAGTTGATGAAGCTTACATTCGTGTCCATTGTGAACGAAACATAGCTCAAGAACTTTCTGATTATTTTACTTTCTATGTACCTGGTCACCAATTTACTCCTGCATTTAAAGCAAGATATTGGGATGGCAAAATCCGATTATTAGATTTAAGAACCATGGTAATATATCATGGTCTTGTTTTGTATATTGGTAAATTTTGTGAAGAAAGAAAATATACATTTGAAGTAGATACAAATGTAAATGTTACTGAAGAATATTCTGTTGTTGAAGCCACAGAATTTATTAAAACATTAAATCTACCACATGAGGTTAGAGACTATCAATTAAAGTCTTTCATTCATGCTGTTCGTAATAAACGATTGTTGTTGTTATCACCAACAGCATCAGGTAAATCTTTGATACTATACTGTATCATTCGCCATTTGCAAATAGAGAATATAAAAGGTCTGTTGATTGTACCTACTACATCTTTAGTTGAACAGATGTACAAAGATTTTGCAGACTATGGTTATGATTCTGACCAATATTGTCACCGTCAATATTCTGGTAAAGAGAAACACACAAATAAGTTTCTAACCATCACCACATGGCAATCAATCTATAAAAACGAAAAAGAATACTTTGAACAATTTGATTTTGTTGTTGGTGACGAAGCACATCAATTCAAAGCCAAATCACTTGCAACTATTTTATCTGGCTGTACCAATGCAGGTTATCGTATTGGTTGTACAGGTACACTTGATGGTACTCAAACACATCGGTTAGTATTAGAAGGTTTATTTGGTCCAGTATATCAAGCAACAACAACTAAAGAATTGATGGATGATAAACATCTTGCAGAGTTTAAAATTAAATGTTTGATATTAAAATACCCTGACAACATATGTAAACAATCCAGAGATTGGGATTACAATACAGAAGTGGATTATATTGTCCTAAATAAAGCAAGAAATGAGTTTATTAAAAATCTTGTCTTATCACTTGAAGGTAATACACTTGTGTTATTCCAGTTTGTAGAAAAACATGGTAAAAACTTACATGCAATTATTAAAGAGCACACGAAAAATAGGCATGTGTTTTTTGTATTTGGTGGAACTGATGTTGAAGTTCGGGAATCAGTTCGTGCAATTACTGAAAAAGAAAAAGACGCTATTATTGTGGCTTCTTATGGTACCTTTTCTACTGGCGTTAACATTAGGAATTTACACAATATTGTTTTTGCTTCTCCTTCAAAGTCTCGCATAAGAAATCTACAATCAATAGGAAGAGGACTTAGAATAGGTGATAACAAACAAGAAGCAACTCTATTTGATATTGCAGATGACTTTAGAGCAGGTAAACATACCAATTACACATTGAAACATTTCGTTGAACGTGTTAAAATATACGATGAAGAGAAATTCAAATATAAATTTTATAACATAGACCTAAAAAATGGATAATATAAAAATTATAAGACTACAATCTGGTGAAGATATAATTGGTAATTATAACAAAGATGAACACTCTGGTGTTATTATTGTTAATAGACCAATGACATTATTCTTTAAAAGATTATCAATGAATAGAACTGTTATGATGATGGGACCTTGGTTACCAGCTGAACTGATAGAAGACAATTCAGCTGAGTTATACACAAAAGATATTCTAACTGTAATATCACCAAAAGAATCTATGATAAGTTACTATATCAATGCAGCTGATGATATGGAAACTACTCTGAAAGAAAATGGTTCAAACATTGAGGCATCATTAACTAACTATGACCAAAATGATGATGACGAGGAAGAAGATGAAGAAGACGATGAGATTTTAGAAATGTTGCAAACTCAAACTAGTGGAAGAACTTTTCATTGATGGTTTATAATGAACAAAATTTGGAGATAGTGAGTCAAGCTATCAAAAACAATCTAACACCAGATTTGTTACCAAAGAAATGGGTTCAACGCAACGCAAGTAACCCAATGTTTGGTCATTGCCATAATGCATCAGGATGTTTACAAAGAATTTTTGGTACAAAGAATATTAAAATGTATCGTGCCTTAGATGATGAAGGCATATATCATTGGTGGGTAATTGACTTGAATGGAAAATTAATTGATTTAACTTCTGAACAGTACACATCAACAGGCAGAACTCCTCCGCATGATGCAGGAACAAAAGCTTCTATTCTTGGGTTTGATTATAGAAAAAGAGTGAACAAACTGGCAGAGAGAGTAAGCAAGGAAGTTAATTCTGATTTAGGAATATTTAATTATTCTTGAAACGGAACACCGCTATGATAACACGATTGAAAATATGTGTCAAGCAGTATTTGAGGTAAATGTGAAAAATAAGCTTTGCTTTATTGGAATGGATATGTTAAAATGAGAATATTATGACTAAGAAACACTATGTAAATAACGCTGACTTCCTTACAGCACTAACTGAATATCGCAGTAAATGTGATGTTGCTAAAACAGAAGGTAAAGAAGATCCAAGAATACCTGACTATATTGGTGAATGCTTTCTAAAGATTGCAGAACACCTATCACGCAAGCCTAACTTTGTTTCATACTCTTTCCGAGATGAGATGATTTCTGACGGCATTGAAAATTGTTTAATGTATTTCCGTAACTTTGATCCTGCCAAATCAAAGAACCCATTTGCATACTTTACTCAAATCATTTACTTTGCCTTTCTACGCCGTATTATGAAAGAGAAGAAACAACTATATGTCAAGTACAAAGCAACTCAACAGTTTGGTATATTTGACTCAGGTGAGATGTATGAAGATGCTGAAGGTAATATGAAGCAGTTTGAATTGTATGATAACATATCTGAATTCATTGAAAACTTTGAAGAGAGCCGAGAAAAGAAAAAGAAGGTTAAAGTAAAAGGCCTTGAAAAGTTTATTGAACCAACTGATTTAGATATACCCAAAGAACTATGAAGATTTGTATTCTAGGTGATACGCATTTTGGTATGCGTGGTGATTCATTAGAGTTTCATCGTTATTGTAAGAAGTTCTATGACGATATATTTTTTCCGTATCTAATCAAAAATAAGATTGATACGGTTTTTCAACTTGGTGATTTGTTTGACCGCAGGAAGTTCATTAACTTCAATTCACTATATCTTTGCCGTAAATACTTCTTTGATAAACTCCGTGATAACAACATAACACTACACACACTTCTAGGTAACCATGATGTTGCCTTTAAAAATACTCTTGAAGTAAATTCTACCTCTTTATTGTTGCAAGAATATGAAAACATTAAAATTTATGATGAGTTTGATT